CGCGGAGGTGAAGCGGAACGTCGAGACGGGCCGGATCGTCGGGTACCGGTACTCGCATGGTGAGGAGTCGATCGAGCTTCAGGATGGCCGCCGGATCGAGTTCAAAACCCGGACGAAGAGCGGGATGAGAGGGTTCGCCGGCGTCGATCTGTTGGTTTTGGACGAGGCGATGATCATTTCGGAGGCGGCGCACTCCTCGTCGATGCCGACGATCCGCGCGTCGAAAGCGCCGCGTGGCCCGCAGCTCTGGTACGCCGGATCAGCGGTTGACCAGGAGATCCACGAGCACGGGGTGGTGTGGGCGCGCGTACGGGAGCGCGGAATCGCCCGGAACGACCCCGCCCTCGCCTATTTCGAGTGGTCGATCGACGTGAATCACCCCGACGACGTCACCGAAGAGATGGCACTCGATCACGCATTGTGGCGGCAAGTGAACTTCGCGATCGGCCGCGGCAGGGTGACCGAAGAGCACATGGAATGGGAGCGAAGGGCGATCTCACCCCGCGGTTTCATCGTTGAGCTGCTCGGCGGCGGCGACTACCCGAACACCGACGGGTCGCCGGCGCACGTGATCGACCTCGACCGGTGGGTCGCGCTCACCGACCCAGGGTCGGGGCTGCTCGACCCGGTGAGTTTGGCGTTCGACGTCGCACCCGACCGGTCCTCAGGGTCGATCGCGGCGGCAGGGTGGCGCACCGACGGGCTCTTCCACGTCGAGATCGTCGACCGCCGCCGTGGTACTCGCTGGCTGCCTGGCAGGCTCGCCGAGCTCGTCGCCAGGCACGACGTCGCCGCTGTGGTGTGCGACGCGACCGGCCCCGCCGGCTCCGTTCTGCACCAGCTCGAGGAACTCGAGGTGGCGGTCGAGACGGTGAATACGCGGGAGCACGCACAGGCTTGCGGGTTCCTGATGGACCTCGTCGAAGAGCAAGGATTGCGTCATCTCGGCACCGAGGAGCTTCTCGCCGCCGTCAAGGGTGCGACCCGCCGGCCGTTGGGTGATGCGTGGGCGTGGTCGCGGAAGAACTCGTCGGTCGACATCTCACCGCTCGTCGCAGCCACACTCGCGCTCTTCTCAGCGTCGGTTCACGGCGACGAAGGCACCGACTACGTGTTCGACCCGCGCACGGCGGTCGCGGCGTGACCACAACCATCACCGAAACCACGGCGGTCCCGGTCGAGACCACGGTCCCGGTCGAGGCGCTCATCGCGTTGCAGGCCGAGCACCAACTCGAGATCGCGAAGCTGATGGTCAGGCTCCTCCGCTACCGCGCCCTGCTCGAGGAGCACGGGATTACCGCACCCGAGTCCGGGGAGGCCGAGCTCCTGGAGATGTGGCGGCGCTGCCGCGCAGTCGTGAAGGCCGCCCACGAGTGCGTCGCGATGCTCGGCCCCGGCAAAGAGCTCCTCGAAGACTCATGGGTGATCCGGTGAAAATCCTTGTGCTCGGCGCGGGCGGTGCGGCAGCGAACGGGTTCGCCAGGGCGCTCAGGATGGCCGACGGCGGCTACGAGTTGATCGGGGCGAACTGCTCCGACACCGATCTGCTGCTCTCGGAGTGCGACGACAACCAGCTGATTGCGCCAGCCAGCGATTTCAATCGGTGGTCGCAGGACGTCGACCGGCTCGTCAGAACGAGCCGCATCGACTTCGTCCACGCCCAGAACGACGCCGAAGTGGAGGCGCTCGGGCGGATCCGCCGCGTAATGCACCTCTCCTACGCGAAAACATGGCTTCCGTCGCAGACCACGATCGAGATCTGCCGTGACAAGTGGGTGTCGTACAAGCTGTGGCGCGACGGCGGACTCAGGGTGCCGTTCACGTCGCTCGACCATGACGTGATGGAGGGCGACGTGTGGATGCGGCCCCGTGTCGGTGCCGGCGGGCAGAAGTCGCTCCGAACGGCGAACCAGAGGCTCCTACGGGCGTGGGCGCACCAGCATCGCGACACCAAGTTCACCTATGCGCGCGCATTGACCGCCGACACGGTGACGGTGCAGCAGCTCTACCACCAGGGCGACCTCGTCGTGTCGCAGCAACGCACCAGGGAAGCCTGGGCGAACGCCGGCTCGAGCGCAACAGGCGTGTCGGGGTCGACGGGTGTCGGCGTCACCAGCTCGGATCTGATGGCGGACCAGGTCGCGTGCCGCGCCGTCCAGCTCGTCGACGAAAAACCGCACGGGCTGTACGGGATCGACATGTGCCGCGACCAGGACGGTGTCCCGAACCCGACCGAGATCAACATCGGCCGGTTCTTCACCACCGCACCGGAGTTCTACGCCGCGGCGGGGTTCAATATCGCCGACCTGTACGTCCATGGCCCCGCCGGCGGCACCATGACCATGAACCCGCTACCGGACGGTTTGCGCTGGGTCCGCGGAATGGACCGGCCTCCCGTCCTTGACCGCAGCCGGGTGCGTGAGCTGGTGGCGGCGTGATCAGCGTCATCATCCCCACCATCGACGTGCGCGCACGGTGGCTCGACGAGTGCGTCGCCGCCTACGAGGCCACCTGTCCCGGCTGCGAGATCATCATCATCCGCGACCAGGACTCCTGTGGCGAAGCCTGGATCCTTGGCGCGCAGGAAGCCACAGGCGACTACCTCCACTTCACCGCCGACGACCTCCTCCCGCTCCCGGGCTGGTGGCAGGCCGCGATCGAGGTGGCTGACGAGGGCGGGATCCCCGGCGCGAACGTCCTCACCGCGAAAGAGGTCGGCGGTGACTGGCTTGAGGACTCGACGATGTACGCCGGCGCGTTCACGCATGACGACCGCACCGTCCGGAACATCCTGGTGCCGTTCCTGACACGGGAGCGCGTCGCGACGGATGAGTGGCTGCTCCCGATCCACTACGGATCCGACGACTGGGTCACCTACCTCGCAGATTTGCTCGAGATCCCGATCCCGTTCACCGAGAGCTACCGCCTCGGCCACGGGGCCGCCCCGGAAGGCCGTCTGCACACCTCGCGCTGGAAGGATCTGCCGCTCCTCGCCGACCGGATGATGGCTCGCGGCGGCGTCCCGTTCCCGTACAAGCGGATGGCGATGGAGTACGGCTGGCAGGAAGAGGTGGCCGCGTGACCCGGTGGGCGGTCTCGACGATCAACAACGAGCTCGACGTGATCGAGATCCGGCTCACCGAACTCGCCCCAGTTGTCGACCGGTTCGTCTTCGCGGAGGCCACGGTGACGCAGCGCGGGCAGGCGAAGCCCCTCTACTTCGAGGAGAACAAGGCCCGTTATGCGAAGTGGCTGCCGAAGATCGAGCACGTGATCGTGGAGGACATGCCCGGTGGTGACGGTGTCGAGGCCGACTGGATCCGGGAACGGTTCCAGCGGAACGCGATCGAACGCGCACTGTATCCGCTGCTCGAGCCCGGAGACACGGTTCTCGTTAGCGATCTGGACGAGGTTCCGTTCCCGTGGGAGCTCGAGAACCTCTGGGACCAGCCACCCAAGAGGATCCTGATGGATATGTTCGTCTACACCCTCAACTGGCGCTGGCTGGACAGGGCGTGCGCGATCGGCTCGACCGCGAGCGTGCATCCGGCGGCGGCGTTCTGGCCCGGACGGAACGTCCACGACATATTGGTTGGCGGCTGGGCGGGCGGCGACACAGGTGCGGTCAGCGGCTGGCATCTCGCCTACCAGGGAAACGTCGAGTTCCTCCGGCTGAAGATGACGAGCATCGCGGACCGGTTCTACGAGCAGCTCGTCCCGGACGAGAAGAAGGGCGACCCGAACATGTTCCTCACCGACGCCTGGATCCAAGGGTCGATCGACACCGGCCGTGACATTTATGGGCGCGACTACCGCCCGTCGGAGTGGGTCGGCCTGGATCAGATGCCACCCTGCGTCCAGGCCGACCCCGCAAAGTACGCGCACATGATGGTCCCGAAACCGGAGGGGCCACCGATCGGGATCCGCTGCACCTGTGGCGGCTGGTACGACAACCAACGGGTCCTCCAGCACTTCCCGAAGTGCGAGCTGTTCGACGGGGAGCCAGTCGCGGCTTGAAAATCATGGTGACAGGTGCCGCTGGCTTCATCGGCGGACACTTGGTCACCGAGCTCGAACCGCACCACGACGTGATCGGTGTCGACCGCGACCACGGCGATTTGCGCGGCCAGGACGTCGCCTCGAGGCTCCTCCAGGCGCACAAACCCGACGTGCTCGTTCATTTGGCGGCGAAGGTCGGCCGGTTGTTCGGCGAAGACGACGTGTTGGAGACCGTCGGCGACAACGCCGGGATGACCGCTCTCGTCGCGCAGGCGTGCGGGCAAGCCGGGGTCCGGATGGTGTATGCGTCGACGAGCGAGGTGTACGGCGACCGCGGCGACACCGTCTGCGCCGAAGACGACCTCTACAAGTGGACATTGGAGCAGGCGCTGACGGTCAGCCATCTCCCGCACAACGCCTACGGCCTCTCGAAACGCTGGGGTGAGGAAGCGTGCCGCCTCTACGCCCCGGATGATCTGACGATCTGGCGACCCTCGATGCCGTACGGACCCGGGCTACCTCATGGAAGAGGGCGCGCGGCGATCGTGAACATGCTGTGGCAGGCAGACAACCGCCAACCGATCCCCGTCCACCAGGGGTCGGAGCGCTCGTGGTGCTGGGTCGGTGACGCCGTCCGCGCCATGCGACTCACCTTGGAGCAGCCCGGCGGGGTGTGGAACATCGGCCGCGACGACGCCGGCGTCCCGATGCAACGAGTCGCCGAGATGGCCTGCGCGCTCACAGGAGCCCCTGAGAGCCTCATCGAGCTGATCCCTGCGCCGCCACGTCAGACCGTCGTGAAGCGGCTGGCGACGGAGAAGCTGCGCGAGATCGGCTGGCGGCCGGAGGTCGAGCTCGCCGAAGGGATGGAACGAACGCTCGCATGGGTGCGCGAGCTCGACGAGGTGGCGGCGTGAAGGTCATCGGCCTCCTGTGCTTCTACGACGAAACCAGCGCGATGCTCGCCGCGAACGTCACCGCGCTCGCGAAGGTCTGCGACCACCTCGTCGCCAGCGACGGCGGCTACTTCCTGTTCCCCGGGGCCCGACCGCACTCCGGGATCGAGCAGCATGACGTCATCACCCAGGCCGCGTACGCGGCCGGGATCGGCGTGACGATCCACGCACCCGACACGGTGTGGATGGGGAACGAGGTCGAGAAACGCAACCATCTGGTGCAGCTCGGGATGACGATCGCGACACCGGACGACTGGTTCCTCCGGATCGACGCGGACGAGGTCGTCACGAACGTTCCGGAGGACTTCCGGGCGCGGCTCGAGCAGACCAAGGAGGACGTCGCCGGCGTCACCCTGTGGTGGCGCTCGCACTTGCAGGGCACCGGCGCACCATTGGCGGCGATCCTCGAGTTCGACAGCGAAGGCTCCCAATCCGACATGCGGTTCCTGATCCGCGCCGTCCCCGGCCTCCGCGTCGAGGGCGCACACAACTTCTACGTCACCGACACGCAGATCCTCTACGGCCGGAAGGACATGCACCAGGAAGCCGAGATGGCCGACTTCAACGATCTGCGGATCGAGCATCGCCACAACCACCGGATCCGCACCCGGAACGAGCGCGCCGAGGAGTTCAACCAGCGCCGCGACCAACTCGGGATCGAACGGGTGTGGGCGACCCACGTCGAGCACGTCGACGGCCACCAGGTGAGGGTCGCTTGACATGGTTCAACCGCCGCCGGCGCGTCCGTGTCCATTTCCTACCGATGCCCGGTGTTGAGCTGAGCGACTTCGAAGGTGTCCTCGACGGGAAGGTCGGCGACCACTACCTGCTCCTCACGCCGAAGCTGCTCCAGGACGGCGGCCAGTCATATTCGCTCGACAACGCTGTTGAGGTGCCGTGCTCGCGGGTGTGGTTCATGGAGCGGCTCCAGTGATCGTGAGCGTGAGGAACCGCGGGAACGTCGAGATGCGGACCGTCGAGTGGGGCTCGTCCGCGATCCCGATGCCCGGGTGGGGCGCGAACGTCTACTCAGGTGCCGGCTACACCACCGAGAAAGCCTTGGGCCTCTCGGCGGTCGGCTCGGCCGTGCGGCTGATCGCCTTGGTGATCGCGAGCATGGACCTGTGCGTTTTCACCGGCACCGGGGCCGACAAGCGCGCCGCGGAGAGCTCATGGCAGGACAAGCTCCTCGACAACCCGTCACCCGACCAATCCCAATTCGATCTTCTCTCAGACATCGCGACGGGTCCGGAGACGTTCGGGAACTCACTCGTGCTGAAGGTGAAAGGGCTCCTGAACCGGCGTGTCGTCGCGTTGGTGCCGTTGGACATGAACTACGCGAGCATCAAACGCGACCCGCGCACGAAAGAGAAGGTGTTCCAGGTCACGGTTGAGGGTGAGACGAGCACCTATAGCCCGTCCGAGATCCTTCATTTCCGCGGCTGGACGATCCCCGGGAAAGTCTCCGGATATTCCCCGTTGACGCTGCACCGGCAGGCGCTCGGGAACGCCGTCGCACTGGAGGAGTTCGAGGGCCGGTTCTTCTCGAACGACGCCTCACCCGGCGGCGCTTTGAAGATCCCGGGGAACGTGAAAACGTCGCGGGCGATGGAGATCCTCGACGTGTGGGAAGCCACCCACCGCGGCCTCGGCAACGCCCACCGGCCAGCCTTGCTGGCGAACGGCGCGGAGTGGGTCGCGACCGGTGTCAATCTTCAGGACGCCCAGTTCATCGAGTCGCAACGCTACGGCGTCGAGCAGGTCGCACGGATCTGGGGGATCGCCCCCGAAATGCTCGGGCACCCGCTCACGAAGCCCGAGGCGACCGAACAGCTCGGGCTCCGGTTGCTGAACTTCACGATCCTTCCAAGGTTGCGGAGGATCGAGCAGACGTTCGCCTGTGATCCCGACATGTTCGGCACCGACAGCGTCTACCCGGAGTTCGTGACCGACGATCTGCTCCGCACCGACGCCCTCACGAGCGCGAACGTCGAGCATATGCAGATCCAGGACGGCACCAAGCTCGTCGACGAGATCCGCGCCGAGCACGGCGACAGCCCGCTGCCGCCCGTCCCGTCCGATTGGACGAAGGAGCCGGGGAAGGTGCCGCAGATCACCCCTGTCGGTGGCGCACCCAACCCGACCGCCACCACGAACGGCACCGCCCCGCCCGCGAACCCCGTGTCGGGCACCGTGCCTGTCCCGAAAAGCCTAGTTCCGACCGCAAACGGCAGCCGCTAAGGAGGACTGACCTTTGACTTCCACCGCCACCGAGGCGGGCCTCGGCCTGCCAGAAACCCGTCGCGAGATCGTCGTGCCGCTCGTCGAAGTCGAATGGCGCGACTCCGGCGACGCCGCGAAGAAGACCGAGACCACGTTGCGCGGCCACGCCGCCATCTTCAACAGCCTCTCCGAAGACCTCGGCGGCTTCCGGGAACTGATCGAGCCCGGGTTCTTCCGGGCCGCGCTCCGGAAGAAGCCCGACGTGCGCCTTCTCTTCAACCACGACCCCAACTTCGTGCTCGCACGGACCGCATCAGGGTCGCTCGAGCTGCGCGAGGACACCCGCGGCCTCCATGTGTTCGCGACCGTCGACAAGACGATCGGGTGGGTCAAAGACCTGAGGACGTCGATGCAAAGGGGCGACATCGACCAGATGAGCTTCGCGTTCACGCTCACCGAAGCCGGCGACGACTGGGCCGTCGCGGACAACGGCGCGGTCGTCAGGACGTTGCGCGCCGACGGTGCCGACGAGCTCTTCGACACCAGCGTCGTCACCTATCCGGCCTACAGAGCAACTCACGTCGATATGCGTTCCCAACTCGAGGACGCCATAAATCTTGGTCGTCTACCGGCACCAGAGGTAGAGGCCGACCCCGCCATCGAGCCGGAAGAAGAATCCCCGGCTGGTGATGCGGAAACGCGCACCGTCGCGCTCAACGAGCTCCGAGCTTTGACGTCGGCTTCGGTCGAGGTCGAGGAGGAGCGGCTGCGGGCGGTCAAGCGCCGTCAGTTCCGACTCACCACACCGGAGGACACACCATGAGCAAGCCGATGAGCCAGCTCGACGAGGCCCGCCAGCGGCAGGGCGACGCCGTGCTGAAGATGAAGGAATGGGACGAGAAGATCCAGGCGCTTCCGGAGGACGCGACCGAGGAGGAAATGAACTCCTACCGGACGCTGTTCCTCGGGGCCGAAGCTGAGTCGAAGCGGTGGGCCGAGCAGGTCGACCGGCTCGAGGCGATCGCCGCCGCGAACCGCCAGTTCGCTCAAAGCAACCGCGACGAAGACGGCGACGGCGACGACAGCGGCGACGACAGCGGCGACGACGCCGGCAAGGCGATGCGGATCCGTGTCGGCCGCGAACCGGCGATCTACAGCCCCGCCACCAGGTCGTCGTTCTTCCTCGACCTGATCAACTCCACACGGGGTGACGGCGGTGCCGGTGACCGGCTCAACCGGCACACCAGGATGACCGCGGAGAAGAGGGCGATCTCGACGACGGTCACGGCCGGCGGTAACTTCGTGCCGCCTGAGTACCTCGGCGAGCTGTACGCGCTCCAGCCCCGCGCTGGGCGGCCGTTCGCGGACTCGCTCCCGAAGATGCAGTTCGACTCGGATCCGGGGATGCACATCACGATCCCGAGGATCACGACCGGTACCACGACCGGGATGATCATCACGGAAAACTCGACGACCGTGTCCTCGACGGACATCGTCGAGGCGCTCCTCACCGTCGACGTTCGTACGATCGCCGGTCAGCAGGACGTGTCGCAGCAGCTGATCGACCACTCGTCACCGGGTATCGACCAGGTCATCTTCACCGACCTTAGGGCCGACTACGACCGGCAGCTCGACAGCCAGTTGCTGAACGGCACCGGGGCGAACGGCCAGCATCTCGGCATCCGTGCCGTGTCCGGCCCGAACACCGTGTCGTTCTCGACGGGTGGCGCGACCGCCGCTCAGACGGTCCCGCCGATCTACAACGCGATCCAGCTGATCGCGTCGAACCGGTTCGCGCCGGCCGACACGATCATCATGCACCCGCGCCGGGCGGCGTTCCTCGCGTCGAACCTGTCGTCGACGTTCCCGCTGTTCCAGCAGGGCAACCTGTACCAGGCCAGTGGTACGCAGGACCAGGGGTTCACGAACAACTTCGCGGGCCTCAACGTCCTCCTCGACGCCAACGTCCGCACCACGGACGGCGGCACCACGAACCAGGACGAGATCTACGTGATCCGCGGGTCCGACATGTACCTGTGGGAGAGCGAGATCGTCGCCAGGGTGATGCCGCAGGTCCTGTCGAACACCCTCACCGTTCGGCTCCAGCTGTACGCCTACTCCGCTTTCGCGAGCGGTAGGCAGCCGAAGTCGATCAGCATCATCTCGGGCCTCGGGCTCGCCGCCCCGACGTTCTAGCCCGCAAGCAAGCGGGGCGGCCCCACACCCCCTCCGGGGCCGCCCCGCGCACCACCGAAGGAGGAGAACCAGGATGCCTGACGACCTCACCGACGAGATGCTCGCCGACCGGATCAAAGCGCTCCTCGAAGAGCGCGCCGGCCCGGCAGCGGGCGACCCCGAACGGATCGAAGCGATCAACCGTGAGCTGGCGCGGTTCGGGCACGACGCGAAGCCACCGACGAAGCGCGCATCGACGCGAACCACCCACACCAAGACGAAGGAGTAACCGATGGCAATGCCCCTGTATGTCGCGTCGAACGTGACGCCGTTCGCGGCCACCACGGGCGCGAAGACCGCACTGAACATCATCGCCGGAGCCAACCAGGCGATCTTGCTGAAGTCCGTCACGATCGCGATGGACGGCGTCACGTCGTCGGCTGTCCCGGCCACGATCGACATCTGCCAGTCCACCCAGGCGGGTGCTGGCACCGGTACCGGCTCCCCCACGATCACGCAGGCGTCCGGCCGCACCCTCGCCGCGCAGGCGACCGTGACCGCGAACTTCAGCGCGGAGCCGACGGTCCTGACCCCGCTCGAGAAGTACTACGTCCCGCAGTTCATGGGGCTGTTCCGGTACAACCTGCCGCTCGGAGACGAGTACGAGACCGACTTCTCCGGAGGCACGATCAAGGCGCTCGCCGTCCGCATCAACGTGACCGCGAACGTGAATGTGCTCGTGTCGTGCGGGATCTGGCTCGTCGGCTGATGATCATGTTCAGCGCAGACAAGCTGGTCGGTGTCACCGCGACCGGCCTCACCCCCGGGGAGCAGGTCAACCTCCGCTGGTCGTTCGCACCCACCGCCGGCACCCCGGGGGTTGCCGGCGGCGAAGGGCCGTTCAAGGTGAAGGCGTCCGGGATGTTCACGTTCCCGCTCGAGTTCGACGAGTTCGGCTCGTTGCCGGGAACACTGAACGTCTGGTTGGCGGACAGTGCCGCGGTCGACCAGGACGTGCCGCTCGCGGGGTTCACGGTCGAGGTTCCGATCCCGTAGGTGATCCAGATCAAGTACACGTTCGACGCGACCACCCGCAACCCGGCGTCCGCCCCGGCGTCCGGGAAGCTCCACCTCGGCCCGACATTGGCGGCGACAGCGACAGGGACGATGGCGAACACCGTCCTCGACGGCAAAGCGATCATTAGCCCCACCGGGCCGCTGCTGCTGATGGCGAACGACTCGTCGGGGAACCTCTACAAGTGGGCCGACCCGACCGCACCGGGCACGTTCACGACCACCGCGCTGAGCCTCACCAACATCAGCGCGAACGGCCTCTACGTCCCGCAGACCGGGTTGTACTACACCGGGCCGATCTACTCCGACATCGGCGACGGGGCCCGTGCCGTCAACATCAGCAAGGTCAACCCGACAACGATGGCCGAGACCGCGTTCCTCACCAACGTCCTGATCGGGACCACCGGCAACGACATCAACGTCAACAGCGGCCTCGCCTCGGACGGCACCTACCTGTACCTCGTCTCGGACTCGTTCACCGAGAACGCCTGGCTGTACAAGTTCCGGCTCTCGGACGGGGCGACGATCGCGTCGATCCAGGTGCCGAATCGCTCCGGCGGCGCGGCCAACTCGTTCCGCGGGATCGCGATCGTCGTCAACAACGGGTACGTGTACGCCGCCGGACGCTCCTGGATCGTCAAAGCACCCGACAGCCTCTCGTCGGTGTCGCTGCTCGACACGACGAACACGCTGCCGGGGAACGACCTGATCCTCGCGGCCGGGTACCTGTGGCAGCCGAACGAGGCGAACGGCACCCACCGTGTCCACCGCTACAACCTCGAGCTCACAACCGAAACCACCGTCGATACCGGGGCGGCATTGGCGAACGAAGGGTCCGCTGTCCACGACGGCGTCTTCCTCTGGCTCGGGACGAAGTCCGGGACGATCATCGCGATCCGGACCGCCACCCCCGCCACCGTCGCGACCATCGCGATCGGCACGGCCGGCGGGCAGCTGATCAAGCTCCCGAACGCCCTCTGGTACACGACGACCGTCACCCCGTCCGCCCCGATCGCGCACTACCTCTCCTACTACACCCTCCCTGAGGCGACGACCCTCGCGGTGTCGGAGACCGACTTCTTCGGCGCGAACCAGACCGCCGCGCTGACCGCCCTCGTCGGGAGCCAGCTGCGGTTGTCGGCGACCGGTGACCCGTCCCACTGGGCGAAGTTCACGATCACGAGCGCGTTCGTCGACAACACCGGGTGGGGCTCCATTGGTGTGGTCGGCACGGACGCTTCCTCGCCGCAGCCGTTCGCTGACGGAGAAACCATCCTGCTCAGCACCCTCGATGTTGCGCCCCGTCCGGTCGTCGCCGACCTCGCGTTCGCCACCCGATGAGCGCGTGCGCGGTCTGCGGGAAGGAGCTGGTCGAGGACACACCCGATCCGTGTCTCGGCACGCTCGACGGGGTCGAAGGTGCCGATTGCGGTCACGGCGGGGCGGGAGCGTACGTTGCTTTCACGGACGAGGACTGGATCGTTGGTCTCGAGGCGCTCCATTACTTCGACAGCCTCGGGATCGGGCCGCCACCCAGGACCGAGTTCGTCGCGCCGCTGTCCGAGCAATACGACGGGCTGATCAAGCTCTCGACCGTCCAGGACTACGCCACCGGGGAAATGCTCCGCGTCGAGTGGGTGAACACCCATCCGACCGAGACGCCGATGTGGGAGATCAACGGGCAGCGCGTCGAGCTCGCGGGGTCGGGCAGCATCGAGGCGACAGAACCGCTCGAGACAGGGACGCTCTAGATGCCCGTAACACTCAACGGCGAACGCAAGTCCGGGACGGGCACCTCGGCGGGAACGACGATCACGTTCAGCCCCGCTTCGAACTGCACTGCCGGGAACACCATCTACCTCTGCTTCCTCGTCGTCGGCGCGGCGGGAGCGACGGCTGTCAGCGACGGCACGAACGTGTGGACGGGCGACATGCTCCTCACCTCAGGCGGACGCTGTATCTCCGTGTGGGCGTCCTATCAGGCGACGGGGCTGACCACGTCGAGCGTGGTGACGGTGACGATGCCCACTACTGTCGGCTACGCCTACTGGTTGGAGGAGTTCAACGGGAACTACTCGGCGGTCGATGTGCAGGCGACGAGCACCGGCTCAAACGTCACCTCGCTCCCGACCGGCACCACCGCCGCTACCGCAACCGCTGACGAACTTGCTCTCGCTGTGTATTCCACGAACACCCCGGCTGGGACGATCACGAAGAACGCCTCCTACACGAACTTCACAACCGGAGAGCAGACGGCCCCGTCCACCCAGGACGGTTTGTTCTCGTACCGCATCCTCTCGGCCACAGGAACCCAGAACGCCGATGGGACGGACAGTTCGATGGTGAACAGCCTGAACGGTGTCGTCACCTACAAGGCCGTAGCGACTGTCACTATCCCGCCGCTCCCGCTCTACGTTGACACCGCCGTCATGCAGTCGACGAGCCGATGAGTCGCGAAGGCCGCAACCAACCGATCCAGCCGTTCTCGAGCCACGGGTTCCTCGGGAACGTCCCGGCGAACGGTGTGCTCCCCGGCCAGATCCTCGTCGTTGACGCCCCGGCCACCGATGACCGGCAGCGGAAGACGCCGCCGCTCCAGCCGATCGTCCAGCACGGGTTCGTCGCGAACGTCCCGTTCGTCCCGCCACCGGAGCCGTTCAGCCTCGACCGGCTCGACCAGCGCGTCCGCTACAGGCCGCTAGACGCGATCCTGCTGTCGGGTGCGCTCGCTCCTCAAGCCCCGACCGTCATCGTCCCGCCCGTCCCGGTTGTTGTGCCGCTCGACGAGCGCGGACGGTTCCGGCCCTCATCCCGGCCGGGTGTACCCGGCTACGAAATCTTCGACCTCTCGCAAGACCCGGCGGTCTACCCGCCCGAGCCGGTCGTCGCCGAGCCTGCACGGCCGCGGGTGCTGCCGCTCACCCCGGTCGCGCTCAACGGCCTCCTCGCGCTCACAACCGCCCCGGCCGCCGCCCCGCCGGCCCCGACAGTCTCGCCCGCCCACGAGCGGCCGCGCGCCACAGGGCCGCTCCAGGCGTTCGCGGAACACGCATTCGTCGACCCAGGCCCCGCCGCTGTCGGTGACACCCCGCCGCTGCCGACGAGCATCGACCGGAACGACCAGCGCACCCGGTGGCTGCCGCTCCCGTCGACTGTCCTCAACGGCCTCGCCGCATCCGTCCAGCCACCAGCACCGGGGCCGCCGCCGCCGCCGTTCTTCGTTCCGCTCAACGAGCGCCGCCGCACCACCACCGACCCGCTCTCACTCAGCGGTGTCCTCGCGAGCTTCCTCCTGTTCACCGCGCCGCCGGCGTCCCAGTCGGTCGAGCCGTCCCGCCGCCCCACCCGGGTTCCCGACCCCGTCGTTCTCAACGGGATCCTCGCCGCGCTCGGGCTACCGGTTGTCGCACCGCCGGCCCCGGTCGTCGCGGAGCCCGCCCGCAGGAAGCCGCAGGTTCTCGACCCGGTCGTTCTCGGCGGCAGCCAGCTCGCACGGTTCTTCCCGCCGGTCACGGTCCCGCCGCCGCCGGTCGTCATCATCGGCGACGACGGACGACGTCGCCTCTACCCGCAGCCGATCCTGCTGTCCGGCGCACGCCTCACCCCCGGCCTGTTGGGCGCGATCATCACGAGCCGGTTCAACACAGACCCGTCCGGCGAGTCCCGCACAGACCCCTCGGCCGGCGGGTTCGACAACCCCGTCCCGGTCGGTGGCTCCTCGAGCAGCCCCGACACCGGCGCGTTCGACACCCCTAACCCTCACCTCAACTAATGACCGTACAACTCTGGAAAACGAACACATCACCGAGCCTCACCGACACGATCAAGGTGAACGGCGTCGCGTTCGACCTCACCTCCTCGTCGGTGAAATTGCAGATGCGACTCGCGACCGCGAAAGCATCGGATCCGTTGAAGGTCGACACGACCGCCACGATCGTGTCCGCGGTCGCTGGGACCGTCCGGTACGACTGGGCCGCCGCCGACGTCGACACCGCCGGCGAGTACGTCGCTTGGTGGCACGTCACCCTCCCGACGTCGAGGACGCAGGACTCCGACGAGTTCGAGATCCTCGTCCGCGAGCACGGCCTCCAGACCGGCAACCTGTGCTCCCTCGCCGACGTCCGTGAAAGCCTGGAGCTCCCGGCGGCCGAGACGAGCCGCGACGAGCTGATCCTGTCGCTGATCCCTGTCGCGTCACAGATGATCTGCAACTGGGCCGAAAGAGAGTTCGCGCCGGTCACGGTCGGCGCGACCCGCCGCATCCAGATCGACCCTCGCCGCGGCACCGTCGTCCCACTCGCACCCTACGACCTCCAGACCGCCACCCTCGTCAGCCTCAACCCCGAGACGAGCTCACCGACCACACTGACCGCCAACACGCACTACGCGCTCTCCCCCGCCCAGACCGACGAGGGCGTCTACACGTCGCTCAGGCTCTCGAGTTTCCTCAGCATCGTCTCTTCGACACTGATCCAGTTCGGGTACGCGCTCCTCGACATCACCGGCACCTGGGGGTTCCCGTCGGTCCCGACCGCGGTCAACGAGGCGTGCAGCGACGCCGTCAGCGCATGGTTGCGCCGCGACGTCCCAACCTTGAGCCTGAACCTCCAGGACGGGTCGAACCTCTCGCCGGACTTCACCGCCAGCTTCGACCTTCCGTTGTCGTCGATCCGGAAGATCAACTCCTACCGCCGCAACACCGGAGCCTTCTAACCTGGCCACCTCGACCGTTGCCGTGCTGAAAGCGAACCTGCTCTCAGCACTCCAGGCACGCCCGAACCTGTCGCAGGTCCAGGTCACCTACGGCGCACCGATCCCGAACCCGTCCCGCGAGTACATCTGGCTCGCCGACGTCGAAGGCGACGAAGAACCCGCCGCACTCGGCCGCAACCGCCACAGCGAGATCTACAACCTGACCGTGATCATCCAGGCGATCCGCGAAGGCGTCGACCAGCAATCAGCGACCGAACGTGCCTACAGCTTCCGTGACGAGATCGACACCCAGCTGCGGTCCGACATCACCGTCGCCGGCGCACTCGGCTCGGGGTGGGCGTTCGTCGCCGGACATTTCAAACTCGAGGAGCTCGCGAACGACCAGCAACGCGGCGCGCTCCTCACCATCCAAGTCGTATGCGAAGCCAGGATCTAAGGAGGAACGAATGGCAAGTGTCGATCTGAACTACGTGGGCCGTCACGGATCGGTGCTTGTCCCGATGCCGTTCGGCGGCGAGACCGTCGTCAACTGGGGCGATGTCCTCACGACGACCGAGGAGCACGCCGCCGGTTTGCTCCAGCAGCCCGACAACTGGAAGCTGGCACCGCAGAAGCGGGCCGCGAAGGAGAGTGACTAACCGATGTCGACCGCATCCGGTATCGCGGCACAGTTCGGCTACGCCGCCGAAACGACCTGGGGCGTCTACCAGGTACCGAACCATTTCGTCGAGTTCACGTCGGATGGGCTCAACCTCTCGAAGACCCGTGTCGAGTCGGCCGGGATCCGCTCGAACACCAGGGTTCAGCGGTCCGACCGGTTCATCACCAGCCTCACCAGCGCCGGCGGCACGATGGAGTTCGAGGTGTCCTCGAAGGGCTTCGGCCTTCTGTTCAAGCACTGGCTCGGGACCGTCGTCACATCGACCGCCCCGGGCGGCACCACGTCGAAAAGGCACCGCTGCACCATCGGCGACCCGTTCGGCTTGGGCCTCACCCTTCAGGTCGGCCGGCCCGACAACGCGGGTACCGTCCGGCCGTTCAGCTATCTCGGCTGCAAGGTCACGTCCGCCGAGCTGTCCAACAGCACGAGCGGCTACCTGATGTTCAAGCCGACGTTCATCGGCACCACAGAGGACTCCGTCACCGCGCTCGCCAGCGCAAGCTACGCCGCCTCCGACGAGGTGTTCAGCTTCTCCGGTGGGGCCGTCACGATCGGCGGCTCGAGCGTGGCGAACGTGAAGGACATCACGATCACCGGCGACATCGGCCTCGACGAGAACCGTTACTTCCTCGGCGGTGCCGGGTTGCGGCAGCAGCCGATCGCGAACGCTTTCGTCGGTGTGTCCGGGACGATGACGTGCGAGTTCCCCGGCCTCACCGAGTACAACCGGTTCGTCAACGGAACGTTGGCGGCGGTCGTCGCGACTTGGACGGGGTTCACGGCGTTGGAGGGCACGGTGTTCCCGCAGGTCGTCGCGACGATGCCGGTGTGCAGGTTCGACGGCGACACCCCGAACGTCACCAGCCGCGGGATGCTCGAGATGAAGCTCCCGTTCAAAGCACTCTACGACGGCTCGCAGGAGCCATTGACGGTCGACTACATCACCCTGGACGCGACACCGTAGTGGCTTCCGGGGTCACGATCCGTGTTGAGGGCGTCACGGAGCTCGCCGCGGCGTTCCGTGCTGCTGATCGCGACTACCAGAAGGGCATCCAGCGTGAGCTGAAGCCGATCAGCGAGCTCGTCGCTGAGACCGGGAAGTCGTATGCGGTCGGGCAGCGCCTCTACCGGTCCGGTGACCTCGTCGACTCGATCAAGCCAGGGGTCCGTGGCTTCGAGGCATTGGTGCGGGACACGGCGAGCAAGGCCGGGTTCAACTACCCGTCCGTGTATGAGGGCGAGATGTCGGGGCACGGACTCCGGAAGCACGGGCCGCGGCCGTTCCTCGGGCCGGCGGTCGAAACGAACGAACCGAAGATCCTTCAGATGCTCGACGCGCTCCTCGACCGGGTCGCTGTCGAGACCGGATTCGCATAAGGAGGACAGGTGGCAATCATCGAGATCGACGGGGTTTCTTACGAGACCCCGCAGAAGTACAGCTACAAGGACCTCTCGACGATCAAACGGATCGCCGGGGTTCGCGGTGCCGAGGTGTCCGCAGCGCTCGACGCGGGTGACGCTGACGTGATCATCGCGATCGCGGTGATCGTGCTCGAGCGGGCCGGTCTCACCCCTGACATCGAGAAGCTTTACGCGCTCGACGCTGGCGCGATCGTCGCGAAAGACGACCCCGCCGAGGGTGATGCTCTCCCCCCGGCCGCCGCCGGCGAGGACCTGCCCGGGAACGGGAAGTCGACCCTCAGCGCGATCCCGCCGGCTACGCCCGCAGCCTCTGGGGTCCAGCGGTAGCTGACGTGTTCGGGATCCTGCCCTGGCAGATGGCCGACCTCTACCCAGACGAGATCGTGAAGATCGGCGACTACCTCGAAGCGATGAACAAGGCCGCCCGTGGCTAAAAGCCTCGTAGTCCGCATCATCGCCGAAGCCGGCGAGCTGTCCGCCGGCATGAAGAAAGCCACGGCCGAGACGGAGAGCTTCGGGTCGAAGATGAGCAAGGTCGCCGGCCTCGCCGGGACGGCGATCGTGGGGGCGTTCGCGGTCGAGAAGGTCGCTGAGTTCGTCGGTGAGGCTGTGAAGGGCGCGGAGAGCTTGCAGAAGTCCGGCGAGGTGATCACCCAGACGATGGGCAAGTCGGGTGACTCGGTGAAGAAGTTCGGTGAGTCGACCGCCGCCGGGTTCGGGATCAGCGCGCAGCAGTCGGAGGCCGTGTCGGCGAAGTTCGGGTTGTTGTTCCGGAGCATGGGTGTGGGGCAGCAGGAGGCGGCGAAGATGACGATCGGGTGGCAGGAGCTCGCCGGCAGCCTGTCGCAGATCAAGGGTGTGGACCCGTCGGCGGTGATGAACGCGATGACGCTCGCCGCGCAAGGATCCTCGAGGGGTCTGAAGCAGTTGGGGATCGATATCACGACGACGATGAAGAACCAGGAGGCCGCGAACGAAGGGTTCGGAGACAGCTACTCAAAGCTGACGGCGGCGCAACAGTCGACGGTGCTGTACAACCTCGCGACGAAAGACCTCGGCCAAACAATGATCGAGGCGAAAGCCAACAGCGGCGACCTCTCCGACCAGTCACGGATCCTGAGTGCGGAATGGTCGAACGCGAAAGACCAGCTCGGCACCGCCCTGCTACCCATGCTCTCGAAGGTCGCGACGTTCATGGCCGACAACCTCCCCGCCGCGATCAAGGCCGTCAAAACCGGCCTCCAGGACTTGAAGCCGACGATCACCGCGATCGGGGACGTCCTCGGAGCCCTCGTCGGGATCGTCAGGGATCACTGGAACACGATCAAGGACATCTTCGCAGTCATCAAAGCGATCATCACCACCGACCTGAAAGTCATGGGTGACGCGATCAAGCTCGTCGCCGCGATCCTGAACGGTGACTGGTCCGAGGCGTGGAAGGACGCGAAGAAACTCGTCAACGACGCTATCACCGGCATCAAAGCGATCCTCACCGCTGAGCTGACCGCGATCGGGAACATCGCGAAGGGGATCGGGAACGCGATCAAGAACGGGATCGAGGACGGCGTCTCCGGGATCGGCGCGTGGCTCTCGAGCGTGTGGTCGGGGATCACCTCCGCGATCCGTGGTGCGGTCGGGAGCGTCTTGGCCGCCGCGTCGTCGTTCGGGAAGGCGATCTACGACGGGATCACCTCGGCGATCAGCGGGCTCGGCGACGCGCTCGTGCAGATGATCATCGCGCCGATCAACCGGATCATCGGGCTGATCGACTCGATCAGCATCCCGTCATTCAGCCTCCACATCGACACCCACCTCCCGGGTGTCGGGAAGGTCGGGTTCGACTACGGCGGCTCCGGCTCCATCTTCAACATCCCCAGGCTCGACACCGGCGGCGACGTCCTCGAGACCGGCCTCGCGATCGTGCATAAAGGCGAGACCGTTCTGCCGGGCGGGCGGGCACGCGGCGACATCATCGTCAACGTCGCCGGCTCGGTCATCGCCGAGCGCGACCTCTACCAGCTCCTCCAACGGCTCTCGGTCCTCGACGTCCGTTCCGGCGGCCCCGGCCTGGTGGGCGCATGACCCTGCCTACGTTCACGGTCGAGTGCGCGTTCGCGACGAACCCGGCCGCCGTCACCCCAACCTGGTCGGACATCACCTCCTACGTCCGGGACATCAGCTTCCAGCACGGGAAACAGTTCGAGCTCGACCAGATCTCGCCCGGCACCATGACGATGACCCTCGACAACGCCGACCGGCGGTTCGACCCTTCCTACACCGCCGGCGCGTACTACCCGAACGTGCTGCCGATGCGCCGCGTCCGTGTGAGTGCGGTGTTCAGCGCGGTCACTTACAGGGTGTGGTCAGGGTATGTGGAGCGGTGGCCTGTCGCGTGGGCGATGGACACCGCCCTAACGTCGGTGACGGCGACGGACGGGTTCCTGCCGTTGCAGCAGGCGCTCCTCGTGCTCACACGGAGCGCCGAACAGTCGGGCGCGAGGATCGGGGCGGTCCTCGACGCGATCGGCTGGCCGGCCGCCGACCGGTCCTTGGACGCCGGGCAGTCCGCGATCGGTGCGTGCGCGATCGTCGCGACCGACGAACAGACCGCGCTGCAGCACATCCTCGATGTCGTCGACGCGGAGCGCGGCATCTTCTTCTGCGACGGGCAGGGACGCGCCGTCTTCCACGACCGCCACCGCCGATTGAAGCCCCCGTACTTGACGAGCAACTGCACGTTCACCGACGCCGACACCGGGCTCGGCTCGACCGTGATGCAGTACCGGAACCTGATCCCTTCCTTCGACGCCGACCACCTCTACAACGACATCAAGGTCACCGCTGTCGGCGGCATCACGCAGACCGCGACGGACTCGACGAGCCAAACCACGTATTTCCGCCGCAGCCTCGGCCTCACCCCGCTCCTCCAAACAGACAACGAGGCATTGGACGAAGCCAACTACCTGTTGGCGCGATACAAGGATCCGCGGCTGCGGTTCGACCAGGTGATCCTCGACGGGTACAGCGACGACAACCTCTGGCCGCAAGTACTGGGCCGGGAGCTGAGCGACCGCGTCACCGTCGTCCGGACCCCGTCCACGCATCCCGTGACGGCGACCGAGACGATCACGAAGGACGTGTTCATCGAGAAGGTCTCGCACACGATCACCCCGAACCTCGTCTGGTCGACCACCTACCAGGTGTCACCAATCGACCCGGTCCTGTACTGGATCCTCGACACCTCGCTCCTCGACAGCACCACGGTCCTCGGGTTCTAGGTGGGCGGCTTCGTCCACACCACCCGGACGTTCTACGATCCGGGCGGGCAGGCCGCGGTCGCGGAGGCGGACCTCCCGATCACCCGGCACCCGCCCTTCGGGTTCGGAGCGATCGTCGGGCAGCTGACCGCGCGCGGTGACGTCAGCCAGGCCGCCACGGTGATCGCGTACATCAACGAGAGCCGCTGGATCGCGTCGTGCCCGTTCTGTAACTCGGCGCAGGTCGGGAGCCCCGACGACCCGAGGTTCCTGTGCGCGAACTGCGCCAACCTCGCCGTCCAGGGCGCATACCTGAACGTCAGCTACCCGCCGACGAAAGCCGTGCAGGCGATCGAGGCTGCGCTCCTCGACCGCCCGGAGATCGCAACCAGGAACTGGACCGTCGACGAGACCGCCGACGAGCTCGTAGCCGAGAACATCTCGCAGGGAGTCGTGGAGCCCTAGTGGCCTGGTCCGCTCCCCGCACCTGGGTCGTCGGTGAGATCGTGACCGCCGCCGAGCTGAACACGAACGTCCGCGACAACATGCTGATGCTCGGCGGCGCAGACGGCGTCGGCACATCGTTCCCCGGCTCACCTGTTGACGGGCAGCCCTACACGTACGTCGCCGACAGCACGAACGGGGTGTACTGGAACTTCAAATGGCGGAACGCGTCGAGCTACTGGGCGTTCGTCGGCGGCCCGCCGCTCTTCAACACCGTCGAGACCTCCGGGGAGTCGACGAGCAGCACCACCTACGCCGCATTGGCGACCGCGGGACCGTCGATCGCGGTCCCGTTCGCCGGCGACTACGACGTCGAGATCGGTGCGGCGATCGACCCCGCGAGCGGGAACATCGCGTATATGAGCTACGACATCGGCGGCACAGGCGCGGTCGACGCCGACCAGATCATCGCGACGAACCCCGGCGGGACGGCCTGGTACTGGAGCGTCGGCCGGATCAGACGCAAAACGCTGACCGCCGTCACGTTGACCGCGAAGTACAAGGTCGACACCGCCAGCACCGCCAACTTCGGGAAACGGTGGATGGCACTTACCCCCGTCAAAAAGTAGGAGGCGCGCTCATGGCTCTCACCTATGCCCGGTTCGGGCCGCTCGGCGTGCTCAACACCGCCCCGCTGATGAGACCACACGTCCACGGCCGCCACCCCAAAGACCTCGTCGTGCTCCACGAGACGGTGTCCGCGAACGTGAAGGGGCTCTCCGACATCGTCGCCGTCGAAACGTATTTGGCGCAGAAGGATTACGGGATCCACGGGATGACCGACAACGACGGCAACATCGCGTGGGCGTTGGGGTTGGGTGACGCGGTGTTCTGGCAGGCCGGCGGGGTCAACGGACGCTCGATCGGGATCGAGCAGGTCTCCGACGTGATGGTCAAGAACACCACGAACACGGCGCGGAAGGCGGCGTGGGCCAGGATGGACAAGGAGATCGCCGCGACCGCCCGGCTCGTCGCCGAGATCAACGCCGCATGGGGGATCCCGTTGCGCTACAGCGACGGCGACCAACCCGGCGTCACGACGCACTGGTCGGTCTCCCAACACCACCCCGAAAGCGAAGGACACACCGACTGCTTCCCGGTCCACCTTGGCGGCTACTACCCGGCGCTCGAGGTGATAGCGCGCGCGAAGGTGATCGCGGGCCTCTAAGTTGGTCCCGGCGTAATGGCGCATGGGCCGTGACCGGCTCGCGTTCGGGATCACGTTCGTCTGGGGGATCGCCACGCTGGTGAGCCTCTTCACGAAGGACACCACCGTCGTCGCGATCGTCACCCCCGTCATGCTTGTCGTCGCGGGGTTCTTCTTCGGCCGCGGCCGCAACGGGAACGGGAACGGCCATAAGTGAGGGCGCTCCGGGTGTTCTTCGAGCACCACCACGTCCTCCGCTACATCACGATCGGGCTGTTGTGCCTGATCGCGGTCGGATACGGGTTCATCGTCTCCGACTACCTTGAGGGGCAGCATCAGGCGAAGCAGATATCGACGATCGAGCGGATCATCCAGAGCGGCGTCTGCGCCGGCCAGGACCGCGCCGACTGCATCGCCGCGCTCGAGCGCCGCGTCGCAGCGAAAGTGATCAAACACCCCGGTGTCGGTGAGAAAGGCCCCGGCGGGAGACGCGGCAGATCCGGAGCACCAGGGCCGCCCGGCCCGCAGGGCGACACGGGGCCGCAGGGAGTCCAGGGCGTCCAAGGCGTCCAAGGCGTTCAGGGTGTGCCGGGGAAACGCGGCGCGACCGGGAAGACCGGGAAGACCGGGAAGCAGGGGCAACCAGGGAAGACCGGCCTGCGCGGCCCACCCGGAGCACCGGGGTCACAGGGGCCACCCGGGCCGACCGTCACCCAGACAACCACGACCGCCACCACCGAGACCGTCACCGTCGTGTTCCCGCCCGGCCCGCCGCCGGGCGTTTTCCCACCAGGCCAATCGACCACGACGACCACGACGACGGCGGCGACGACCACGACGCCGGCACCGCCGCCCGCCACCACGACCACCACGCCCGGCAACGGCAAAGGCCGGGGCAAGCCGTGCCCAAAACCCCCGTGCAAATGAAGGTGTGCCCCTACTGCGGCACCAAGATCGGCCGGACGCAAGGACTGTGCTCGACCTGCCACATCGGTGTCGTCCAGTACCCCGAGCAGAACCAGGTGATCATCGACGCCTACGTCGCCGCCGGCCTCGTCGAGCTCGGCGCGTGGCTCGAGCGGCACGCCGACTTCAACGACTGGCTCATCGCCCACCACCGAGAGGAGAAACCATGAAGCTCGTCCAAACAGCCGCGAAAGCGGTGTTCGCGACGGTCCTTACGTTCGTCACCGGGCTCGGTGCGGCGCTAACGACCGGGGAGTCGCTCGGACAGGTAGACGCGAAAACGTGGCTGTACGTTGCCGGGTTGTCGCTGGTCTCCGGCGGCGGCGTCTACGGGATCACGAACCGGGCAGCATGAGCGAGCTACTCACCATCTGCACCATCGGGTCGTTCGTGATTCTCATCCTGGCCGCGCTGCACGTCATCACGTTCTAACTGAACGGGGCGAAGCACGCGCGGGTCGCGGCGAGCTCGCGGTGCGTGACACCCGAGGCTGTCCAGATGACCCCGACAACGCCGGCCGAGGATGTGACGTAACTCCACGTGACTCGCCGATAGGGGCCGGGGAACGTCGCGCGATTCGTTGGGCCGTGCTTGACGTGGGTCGCGCCAGCCTTCGTGAGACACGCACGGATCGTCGTGAACGCAGACGCAGGTGTCGTCGCGGCGGCGCTGCTGGCGGCGATCGCGAGCGCGGATACCAACATGATCAGGGGCCGTCCGATCAGCCGGTTAGATTTCCGCTCCGGCTTTCGCCCCGGGGGCCGGCGGGCAATGAATACCGAACCGATCACCGAGCGTTCCCCTGGGCTGGATTATCTTCGTCGGGTAGTCGACGGGCTACGTCAGCGATACCCGCTTCCAGCCGAGCGAGCCCTTCACCGACCAGCGCTGCGACTTCTTCCAGGCGACGCTCGAGATCAGGCGTCGCCGACTCGCGCACCTCTGGTTCTTGTTCATCACCGCGAAGGAACCACTCCACCTTCCGATTGAACACCGCCGAGAGTTGCTGGAAATGCCTCCACGGAATCGTGGTGCCCGCCTCATAGTCCTGGATTGAACGTGTCGAAACGTTCAGTAGTTCGGCGAGCTGCTCCTGTGTGACGCCGCCGGCTTCTCTTCTCGCCTGGGCGATCCGCGCGCCGATCTCGGCTGCGGCGAACTGTTGCATGAGGATGAAAGTACGGAAACTGCGTGAGTTTGTCGCCGCAGATATCTTCGTCGCGGCAGAACTGTGTGTTGACCTCGTCATCTCTGTGTGTTATCTTCGCCGCAGATTCTCTGCGTGTCAAGTGTATCCCTCACCGGTAACCTCGCGGCCCGTCTACGCGACAGGCGCAACGAGCTGAACCTGAGCCAACGCGAAGCGGCCGAACAGCTCGGGGTGTCCGAACGGACGTTGCAGAACTGGGAGTACGGCACGACATTTCCGTGGCCGCGGCACCGTAGAGTGCTCGAGCGGTTCTTCACGGAGGCCGTTGCGTGACGCACGACGCGCTCGTCCTCGAAGCGCTCCGCACGGGCCCGAAGACCGCGAGCTCTCTCTACTCGCTCGGCCTGATCGCGCACTCCCGGGTCGCGTCGCTCCGTAGGCGCGGCCATGTGATTCGGTGCGAGCGCGTCCACGGTGTCGAGGGCGCACGCGGCTACGTGTACACGCTTGAGTTCGACGCCGAGGCACCGGTTCCGGACGAGCAGCTGACGCTCGCATGAGCAGCGCGTTGGAAGGAGCCGCCGCGAACCCTCCGCGGGACGCCAGGCGTCAGACCCTACTGGCCGCGGCGGCTCCTTCGAGCGCGTCTGTAACCCCCGCCGGTGCCGCAGCCGGCCAACCCGCAGACGCGCTCGACTGCCCGGTCTGCCTGACCGCGTATGACGAGGACGGCTTCTGCCAGACGTGTGGCCGTCTACAGGTAATCGACCGGCGCGCGCGCCCAGCTCGTCTCGGAGAGGCGCGCGCGCCAGGAAGGCAAGTGTAGCCATGACCCTTCACGCACTAACCCCGGTCGAGGAGACACGTCTCCGCGAGCTCCTAGAACCCGCCGCAAGCGTCGTCATCGCTACCGGCCCCGCTCCGGTCACCGTCTACCCGCTCGAAGACGGCACCGACCGCATTGCGTTCCGCTTCGGTGACGTGGCGGTGTTCATGTCCGGAGCCGACGCGGAGCAGGTAGCGAGCCTGCTGTTTCAGGCGTCGGCGAGGCTCCAGAACCAGTTGGAGCGCGCCGCAAAGGAGGCCGAGTGACCGCCGCGGTGTTCGTCGCGCTCCTCGTCGTCGGCGCCGGCCCGTTCGTGCTCGTGATCGGATGGATCGCGATGCAGGAGGTCGCGGCTCGCCGGCGTTCCCGGGCGTTCCGCCGCCGGATGGACGCCTACACGAACACGGAGCGTTTGCCGTTGGGCGGGAAGTGGCTGCCGTGACCGTCGCGCCGCCACCCTTGACACGTGAGAAGCGCCTGGAGGCGCTCAAGCGCGCGAACGAGGTCAGGACGCTCCGGTCGCACCTGAAAAGGGTGATGACGCGCGACCGGGCGGTGATGACGGTGAAGCGGCCGCCGAAGTACGCGGAGACGATGACCGTTCACGCATTGCTGGTGTCGGTGCCGAAGCTCGGTCCGGTGAAAGCGAACCGGATCATGGTCGACCTCGGGATCAGCCACCGCAAGACGCTCGGAGGGTTGAGCGACCGTCAGCGGCGGGTGCTGGCGCAGGAGCTGGGCGCGTGACGGTCGCGAATGAACGCGTGACCGCCGCGAAGGCCGGCACGCTCGCGCAGGCATTGGTCGCCGCGCAGGCCGCGATGCCGACCGTCGACAAAACAGGGCAGTCGAACTTCGGGAAGCACGTCACCCTCGACCACCTGATCAACGAGACAAGGAAGCACCTTGCCGCTCACGGCCTCGCCGTCACGCAGTTCCCGACGGTGACGGAGACCGGACAGCCCGCATTGCGGACGATCCTGATGCACGAGTCCGGGGAGCGCATCGAGGCCGACCAACCCTTGTTCCTTGGTGAGAAGAAGACGATGCAGGAGCTCGGGAAGGCCGTCACGTACGCGCGCCGGTACGGGTGGTCGGCCGTTTTGGGGATCTCGACCGAGCACGATGACGACGCCGACAGCATCTCGCTTCCAGCATCAGAACCGAAGCCCGCGTCTGCACCCCGACCGGCTGTGATCACCAAGGACCAGGTCACAAGGTTGTGGGCGATCGCGAAAGAGAACGCCGTGAGCGACGAGCTGGTCAAGACCATCATTTCCGAGCACGCCGAGGTCGAGTCGACCCGCGAGATTCCGCGCAGCAAGTACGACGCGGTCATCGGGGCGTTGCAGGCGCAGGCGGTTCCGTTCTAATGGCCGTCGGCTTCGTCGACACGGCCGAGAACTTCCATCCATACGAATGCGACGGGCCGGGCAAGTGCGTCCATTGTGACCGCGCCGACCACGAGGATCACGACCCAGGCGATTGCGAGCTGTGCTGGCCTGACCTGGGTGACCCCGATGAATGAGCCGGTGCCGTCCTGGATGCATGACGAGCCCGAGCGCGACTGGTGCGGCGACTGGCGGCTCCCGGATGAGACCGAGGAGCGCCGCGAGGACTTGGACGCCGAGTCACGGCAGCGGACCGAGGACTCGCCGCAGTGACCGTGACGCTTTATGCTCTCGACCCACTGAAGGACCTCCGGCACAGGGAGGCCACCGCAGCGCGGGAGCTCGCGGACTGGCTCAAATATCTGGAACTCAGCAATAAGAGCCCGCGCACACTCGACGCCTACGAGAGAACCGCCGCTGCCCTCCTACTGGACTGGCCGCACCTCGAGTTCTCGGAGTTCACCGATGGCGAGCTCGCGCATACCCTGTCGAAGATCCCCGCGAAGAGCCGCCACCAGCACAAGTCGCATCTGAACTCGTGGTTCATTTGGGGTGAGGAGCGCGACAAGATCCTCCGGAACCCCGTGCGCCGATTGCCGCAGATGCGCTACCGGCCGAACCGCTCCTACGACCTGTTCTCGGACGCCGAGGCTGACGCGGTGTGCGCTCTCCCGTCACCGGACGGCCAGCTCGCGACGATCATGTTCTGGACAGGGATCCGTCTCGCCGAAGCACGTCACCTGACCGGGAAGCGGCTCGACCTCGACCGGCTCCAGGTGATCGTTGTGGACGGTGCGAAGGGTGGGAAGCAGCGGACGGTCCCGATGGTGCAGCGCGTATCGGTTGCGTGCGCCGAGCTGATCGACCTCGAAGGCATCGGCCCCGACGACTTCCTGTGGTACACGAAGGACGGCGGCGGCAAGCGGCTACGTCATTCGCGTGCGGTGTCGGATCAGCGATTCTACGACTGGTGGCGCAAAGCGCTCCTGACGGCCGGCGTTCGGTATCGCCGACCGCACCTCGTTCGGCATTCGTTCGCGACACGGATGAAGGAGCTCGGCTACCCGATCGAGGACCTCGCGCAGGATCTCGGCCATGAGTCGATCAGGACGACGGCCGACACCTACTTGCACGGTTCCATTGATGCTCGTGGTGGCCGGATGCGCGCGCTGGTGGACGGATGAGCGCTGAGGACATCATCCGCGGCGTGTTATCGCGAGATGTTCTCCGTGAGCATAGTGACGAAGAGATCGCGGTCTTCGTCGCTGCGTTTGATTCGCTGGTGGCGGCGCTACGCGAGATCGCGGAGATCGAGACTGACGCGCAGCCGCATCAATCGCCTGGCTACTACCACGGGCTTTCTGAATGCGCGGAGATCGCCCGTGCGGCGCTCGCGGCTTCTCCCGGCCGGGTGGACGGGTAGACGATGGCGGCGACCCTGTCCTGGCTCAAGCTGCCGATCGTCGGGATGCCGGGAACGGAATGCGGCCGGATGATGCAGGACGACGGCACCACCGTCGAGGTGAGAAGCTTCAAGGAGGAGTTCGGCCCATGCGACGAGGACGCGCGCTGGTCTGCCGGGATGCTGCTCCTTTGTCAGAAGCATGCAGGCGTCGTCGCTGAGGAAGTAGGCGATGACATCACCGAGATCGAGTCCGCGTGGCGCGAGGAGTGTCTGTGACTCCACCGCGCTTCCATGCCCTTCCCCGCGAACTCTTTGGATCAAAGGCGTATTCCGCCGTGGTTGCGCTCTCAAGAACCACCGGTCGGCTAACGGAACTTTACCGCTGTTACAGGCATAAGGCCCGAAAACCACAAAACCCTGCAAACCACGGGGTTTCGGCGTGATCCACTATCACGGCACTCCGATCACGCCGCGCGACCGTCTCTACGAGATCGCTGGTCGGCACTTCTGCGTCAGCTACGCCGACCCGCGCGACGTGAACGTCTGCCACGAGATCGGCCAGTCGGTGATGCTCGACAACGGGGCGTTCTCGTTCTGGCGCTCCGGGCGCGGGACCGACTGGGACGGCTACTACGACTGGGCCGCACCGTGGCTGGACTTCCCGACGACGTGGGCGGTGATCCCGGACGTGATCGACGGGAGCGAAGCCGACAACGACGCGCTCCTCATTGAGTGGTTCCAGACGCGGCTCCCGAAGGGCGCCCCGGTGTGGCACATGCACGAGCCGCTCGAGCGCCTCCGCCGGTTGGCGCACGGGTACGACCGCGTCTGTTTCGGCAGTTCGGGCGTGTTCGCCACGGTCGGAACCCCGGCGTGGCACCGCCGGATCGCTGGCGCGTTCGACACGATCGCCGACGAGGACGGCCGTGTGCCATGGGTCCACATGCTCCGCGGGCTCGACCTCGCCGGGTCGCATTACCCGTTCGCGTCGGCTGACTCCTCGAACGTCGCCCAGAACCATGCGCGGCAATCGCAGACGGTCGCCCGGATGGCGTACGAGATCGACTCGCGTCAGAACCCGGCGCGCTGGTACCGCGTCGGCGAGCAGCGCGAACTGCCCGACATGGCTAAGGCAGGGCGACCCGCCCCAGATTACAACCCCCGCGTCGACTACCCAGAGAGGTACTCCGATGGCCCTTACTAAGTATCTGACCGCTGCCGCGTTCGTCGGCACCGTCTACGCCGCCAACTGGGCGCTCACCACCTACGGCGTCATCCACCTGTTCGGAGGCTTGTACGCGCCCGCCGGCGTGTTCTTCGCAGGGATCGGGTTCCTACTGCGCTGCGCGTTGCAGGAGCTCGCCTCGCGGCTGTGGGTGATCAGCGCGATCCTGGTCGGAGCTGCGCTCTCGCTCTACCTTGGCGCCTCCGCGACGATCCCCGGCGGTCACGTCCAGATCGCCGTCGCGTCGGCGTGCGCGTTCCTGTTCTCGGAGCTCGCGGACTGGTCGACGTACACGCCGCTGCGGCGCCGCACACTGCTCGGCGGGATCACATTGGCCCAGGTCGTCGGCGCCACCGTCGACTCCGCTTTGTTCCTGTGGCTCGCGTTCGGATCGCTGACGCTGTTCTGGGGGCAGTTCGTCGGGAAGACGCTGTGCGTGCTCCCCGCGGTGATTCTGATCGCGGCGTACCGGCAGGCACCGAGGCTAAGGACGGCGTGACCGGTTTAGCGTATTCGCGGTGGGTTCCAAGGTTGGCGCGGGTACCCACGGGCAGGGCGACAGCGCCAGTAAGCCGGGATCAACACCGGTGCGCCCTGCCCAACCTCCTATCGACCTATAACCAGCGTTGTGCGCCGGGCCGGGGGTCCTCCCCCTCGTGCTGTCCACCTAGCGTTTTCTCGGCTGCAGCCCGCACGCTGTTGGACCCGGCGCTATCGGATGTTAACCAGCGTTCAAGGCGGGAAGCGCCATGAAGTGCGCCGGATGTTCACGCGAGCTAGAGGTCGGTGACCGTTACATCAAGGACGCGCCGTCAGGGTTCATGAGGTCACTCGGCAAGACCGCCAGCAGCGAAGGGATAGACGACATTCTCTCGACGCTCCTGGGTGGTGACGGCCTCGACATCTTCTATTGCGAGGACTGCACCGAGCCGGGTGGCGACTACCTCTACGAGACGGTTTACGGCGACGAGGATGACCAGCGTTCAAGGCGGGAAGCGTGAGCGGCGACACCGACGGGCTGCTCGAGCAGATCCGGCGTGGGCTCCGCGCCTCGCGCGACCGTCGCGGCGAACGAGACGCGGAGTTCATCCGTCAGCTCGCCGGCGAAGGACTGATGGCGTGCGATCGGATCGAAGCCGCGCTTGAGTCCTCACAGCGGGTGGCCGACGGGTACGCGAACGCGCTCGCCGACCGAGGGCTGCTGTGACTCGCCTAGCAGCCTCTAACTGGTGTTACCGGCTTTTGAACGCCGAGCCAGAGGGCTCGAGGCCATAGCCACCTCACGAAAGGAAAGGTGACCTGACCCGTGTCGCCCACCTCATCTTCATCGCTTACCTGCTCGCGCTCACCGTCGCTGTCGCAGCGAAGAGCGCGCACCGCTGGCCCGTACCCCCGGCATGGTGGCAGCGGCAGGCCGCGTGCATCCGCTCGCATGAGGGCTGGTGGACGGCGAACACCGGGAACGGGTATTACGGTGCCTACCAGTTCCTTTTGGGCACGTGGTACGCGCATGGTGGCCGCGGGTTGCCGTCCAGCGCCTCACCAGCGGAGCAGACCTACCGTGCGTGGCTGGTGTGGCAAGCCGACGGCGGCTCCTGGCGCGAATGGGGAACCGCGGGGATGTGCGGGCTCCGGTGAGTGACCGCATGACCGCCGCGGAGTACCGGAAGCTCGCCGCGGTGAAGCCGAAGGCTGTCGGGAGCAAGCGCGGCACCGCACCGAACCCGTATCGCGGGATGCGGTGCGAACTGTGCGGCGGCCTGGTGAAGTCTGACAGTTCGCCGGCGCAGCTTCACACCGAGATTGCGGCGGACGGGACGGTGGCGCGGCGGTGGGTGCGGCACTTGGGAGGTCCGGACCTGTGCGCGAAGGTGGCCGCGTGACCTACCTGAGTGTCCAGAACTTCTGGAAGTACCAGGACCGCAACGCGTGGAAGAAGGCGAAGACGCACCCGCCGTGGTTCAAGCATTACGTCCACCGAGACCCCGAACTCGACAAGCTTCCGCTCGCCGCAAGGCTCCTCTTCATCGAACTTCTCGGCGTCGCGACGAGATACGCGAACGTGATTGAAGCCGACCTGAACGGATCTGAGTGGGATCTGAACGCACTCTGGGCCGAAACCCGAATACCACCAGAAGTCATAGCTGAAAACCTTCAGCTTCTCATCAAAGGAGGATGGTTGAGCCAAACTAAGACGAGACGACGCGGTACCGGATTCGGTACCCAAAAGTCACCGGACTCGGACGTCCAAGATGTAGATGTAGAAGAAGATATTAAAAACAAAGATCTTGCTCTTGAAGGACCAACGAGCAACGGCCACGACTTCGCCGCGAACGTCGTCGCCGACTCGAAGCCAGTCCGCGAACACAAACCGTACGACCCACCGACCGACTCTCTCGGCCACATCCGCCGGCTAATCGCGAACGGCGCGATCCTCGACGTCACCGACCTCGAAGTCGAACTCCGCTCAGGCGACCACCACCTCACCGACCAGACCGTCGACGAGCTCCGAGCGCTACTCACATGACCGCCACCCACCTCGCGATCCTCACCCTCATCGCCGCCATCGCATGGCTCGCCATCCTCAGCTACCGCCGATGAACACACCCAACCTCCAGGCGCTCACCGCCGCCGGCACCATCACCGCCAAGGAAGCCGAAGCCATCCACCTCCACGACATCAAAGGACTCAGCTACCGCCAAATCGCAGGCGGGCTCGGCGTCACCATGCAAACCATCCACGACCGCGTCAAACGCGGACACGCGAAGATCAACCAGGCCAAGGAAAGGGACGTCGCCTAGATGCCCACCTTCTCGCTCCAGCAGAAGCACGCCGACCTCGACCACCACAACGCCCAGCTCATCCTCGAGGTAGCACGCGACACAGGCACCACACCCATCACCGAGACCAAGGTGCTCAGCCTCATCGGCGACGAACAACAACTCCGCGGAATCCCAGCCATCGGCCGCGGAGTCCAAGGCTGCATCACAGGCACAGCACCAGGCCGTTGACACCATCCGACCCCGCCCCTAACCTACGTACCGAGCCAGCCGCGCGACGCTAGAGCAACGCGCAATGCTGACTGACTGTCATGCGATAGCCATCACCAGAGCCGACGCGAGTCGGCTCTCCTCGTTGCAAACCAACACAACCCCCACCGGGGGGGTGGCGCAGCAAAATAAGGTGCCCTTGAC